AAAATAGCACTCCCGTCAGGAGCTAAATTAGAGATCACCCCGCTGCCTTACTGCAAGGCGTGGGGTGTAACTCAACGGGTGACCAAAGCCTTCGAGAAGATCGACTTGGATATCAAAGGGATCGATTTTAAAAATATTGCAATTACTGATATTGTAGATTTAAAATCGCCCCTTTGTGCCATTCTATCAAGCGAAGAAATTATAGACGCAGCTAAAGAGTGTTTCGGACGTTGTACTTATAATGGTCTAAAAATAAACGACGAAACTTTTGAGCCAATCGCTACAAGGATGGACTTTTTACCTTGCGTTTTTTACGCCCTGAGAGCCAATATATCCCCTTTTTTCGCAAATCTTCTTACATTTTTCGGGAAAAACTAAGCCCGAAAAACAAAAGATCCTCCCCTAAAATTGACATAAAGATTGATCACTACCGTTTTGTTATAATGGAATTATCAAGCAACGGTTTCGGATCGCCTGAGATTCTGTATAATGAGAGAGTGGATTTGATTTGCGAAGCTTACGACTATTTAAAATTCAAGCATGAATACGAAAATCAAAGCTACTTAATAAGTGAAAGGGAGAGGGATGCAATTAGGTGAATTGTTTTTTTCATTAGGTTTTAAGTCCGAAGGTACGGGAGAGGCCGCAGCTTTTAACGAGACACTAACTAATACGAGCGAGATAACCGAAGCTCTACAGGATGCTCTTGAAAAACTGCATAAGGTCATTGGTTCAATGGGTGCTAAGATGATAAGCACTACTGAAAATTTGAACAAGAAAAACAAGGACAATGTTGGTTTGCTTGGCATGGTAAACAACAAGATGCAAGGCTATTTCGGCAAGATGAACGCAGCAAGATTACAGCTTGTTGGTGTCGCTGGTGCGCTGACTTATTTCGTAAATAAAGCAGCGCAAGCCGCGGTCCATATCGATAAGATATCTAGCTCTACTGGACTATCAACCGACAAATTGCAGCGACTAGGAGACATGGCAGCACAGTCAGGTTCGAGTATGGATGATCTAGCTGGTGCGGTCGCAGGATTCCAGAAAAACTCAGTCGATATCATGCTGGGGAAGGGCGGTAATATTGGTCCTTTTCAATTCTTAGGACTTAACCCGCATGATGATCCTCTAAAGATTTTGGATCAATTGTCAGTCAAGTTAAAAAAGATGCCGACGACTCTCGGCACTGCGATGGCAAAGGATCTAGGTCTCTCTGATGATCTGATCTACTTTTTGAGGAACAAGGAAAATCTTAAGCCGACAAATGAGGAGACCATCCTAACGGATAAGGAAATTAAGCGACTCAAGAACTTCAATTTTGAATTCAATAGAATATGGGAGCAATCAAAAAGAGCACTTCAAAAAATGGCTTCTTTTTTGACTCCTATCGCTAACACTATTCTATATGCTTTTGATCGAGTAACGATTATGTTCTCTGAGATGACAAATAAGGTAAATCCTTATATGGATTCGATCCAAAAATTCATGCCTGTACTCGCTACGATGGCAGGGATTCTATTCGCTGCTTTCTTCCCTATCACTGCGACTATCCTAGCTCTGGGACTTGCCTTCGAGGATCTATGGTCCTTTGTCCGTGGTGATGATTCAATGCTTGGCAGGATGCTTGAGTGGTTCACTGATATAGAAGTATCAATCGAGAGTATTATCCGACTTTGGTATGGACTAAGAAGCATCATGACAATCGGTGATCACTCAGAGTATTACGCACAACAAGCGCAGGATACTATCGACAAACTCAAAGGATTCAATAAACCATCAGTAGAGAACGCGCCCAACTTACCTATGGGCTCTGGTGTTCTTATGAATCCTCCGCAAGGAAACACTATAAATAGCAACATAACTTTTAATATTGACGGGGCAAACAACCCGAATGTAATTGTTGATCAGATGAAAAACTATATTTCAAGCGAACATAGGAAGCTAGAAAAAGGCCAATTTTCCGAAAAATAGAGGTTTAAATAATGGCTGTACTAAATTCAATCAGTGGTGTGAGCAATAGCATTTTAGTGGGCGGAAGTGCTCTGACGTTGATACCGGCAGGAGTCGCCTTGATAAGTAATATCTTTACTTCGGAGGATAAGAGACCGGTTAAGGGGATTGATGGTTTTTTGTTTGATATCAATATGACAGAGAATGCAACGTACTCGGCTCAAATAACAGATCACTACACCGAAGCGAACTACTCGATACAAGACCACGCCGCGTTCGATCCCGTGAAAGTTACGTTGACGGGTAAAGTCGCTGAACTAGTGTATACAAAGAAGGCAGGACTTGCATTCCTCTCTGCCGCTATCGATAGACTCTCACCGCTTGGGGTAATAAGCCCAGCGATGGGAACGCAGGCAAGACAATACATATCTGCCGTGGATCAGCTTACAAGTGCCGTGGGAAGTGCTAAGAAGGTGCTAAATAGCATTTACGATATCTTTGCAGATGATCCATCAAGGAACGCCCAGCAAAAAGCTTTCTATGTTTTTGAACAGATGTTTTTAGGTCGCTCTCTTTTGTCTATCGAGACACCGTGGAAGACCTACAAAAATATGATGATAGAAAACTGGACAGCCGATCAGAGTGAAGAAAGCATATATGAGACAACTTTCACGCTGACATTTAAAGAGATGAGATTCATCGGCACAGAGACCAACGTAGGTACTTTAGTCGGTAGAGTCGAAGCGCAAAAGGCCGCACCTCAAGACAAGGGAGTCATTCCCAAAAGCGGCTCTATCTTAACGAATATAAGCGATGCCGTTACTGGAAAGTAGAGAGGTTAACATGTATTTGATTTCAGCTTTAAATGATCGACCTAAACAAACTTTCAAAGCCGTAATTGATGGCTACGACACTGCGACAATTACGATTGAATTCAAGCCCGAACAGTTTGGATGGTTCATGTCTATTGTATGGGGCACGTTTGAACTTTATAACGAAAGGGTCGCAACGTCCGATAACATATTGCGTCAATTTAAAAACATAATACCGTTTGGCATCCTGATCGAAGGAGTGAATGCAATAGATCCTTTGACCATTGATTCTTGGTTGACTGATAATAAATTTTATATGCTTGACCAGGCTGATATAGAAGAGGTTGAGGCTCTATATGTCAAATAAATTTAATAGGGAATATATCCTAAAAATTGAAATCGATGACAATCAATATATCGAAATAAAGAGCCCGTTTACTCTTGAATTTAATATTGTTAGAAACAATCTACCGGCAGCTAATACCGGTAATTTTGTTGTTTACAATTTGAATCAAGCGACTCGATCAAAGATTTATAAAGACATAAACGACTTTGGCAAGATGAAAGCTATACAACTTTTTGCTGGTTATAATGACGGGAACAGCCAAATATTGCTCCCGAGATGTTTCAACGGTGAGATACGGAAAGCTTTCAGTCACAGAGCCGGACCAGACTTTAGAACTACAATAGAAGCTTATGATGGAACGATTGCTATGTCGTCAAGTACCGTCAACACAACACTGCCGGCTGGAACATCTCAAAAACAAGCGATTGAAACAATAGCGGCTGGCATGACGGGAATCATGGGTAAGACTATCGGACAAAAATTTACGGATCTAAGTCTTAGAGCTCTACCTCTGATAGGCAATCCGATGGACGCACTAACACAAATCACGCAGAATCAAACTTATATCGATAGTGGTAGTCTTTACGCTCTCGATAACAGCGAAGTAATAGCAGGTGATATAAAGCTAATTAATGCAGATAACGGCCTATTGGGAACGCCTAAAAAGCAGCAAACTTTAGTCGAAATAGAAATGCTTTTTGAGCCGAGAATCAAGCCGAGTCAAGTGATAGAACTTCAATCATCGACTGATACGAGATTCAACGGTACATATAAAATAACTGGAATCACTCACCGAGGAGTGATATCGGGAGCGATAGGCGGAGACTGTAGAACTAACATAACGATGCAACAAGTCAAGCTGGTCAATCTAGTCGCAGATAGGGCCACAAATGAGTATAGGGTTTTATCCTAGAAAGGTTTTTAAATGAATAGAACGCTAGGAGTCGCAGCCGAGCCAACTCTTTCAGACTATATGAATCTCATGAAAAGAGATGTTTCATTGTCTATTAATTGCGTTCAAATCGGTACGATTCAAAAATATAACGAAGTAAGCAATACGGCCAGCGTGAAAATAAACTTTTTACGGCAGCTTGCAAGCGGTGATAAGATCGAATATCCAGTGTTAGAAGATTGTCCAGTATTCATCCTCAACGGTGGAGGTGCTTCGGTCACATTCCCTATAGCGCCCGGTGACCAGTGCCTTATCCTATTTAACGATAGAAATATCGACAACTGGTATCTTGATGGATCGATCAAAGAGCCGAGAGATAACCGAGTTCATTCGATTGCAGATGGCATGATATTGGTCGGTATATCTGACTCCGCTCATGCAATTATCGCTCCTTCTCAGTCGGCTTGTTTGAATGGTGGGAGCAAAAAGATCGCAATTAAAAATGATGCTACGGATTTAAAAACACTTCTTTTGTCTTTGATTGACGCAATCGTGGCAATGACTCAAACTGTAGCAGGCGGAGGAGGCGGAACAACGGTAAGTCCACCCGTCAACGCTGCAACGTTCACGGCTCTAAAAACTCAATTTGCATCGTTATTAGATGAGGGAATAGTATGATTTTTAGAAACTTGACAACTGATGGCGACTGGACCTTCGGAGCTGGCAAACAAAATTATGCCAAAGACGATCAAGCGATTGCTCTAAACATTGCAACGCGACTTAAGACTTTTTTAAGCGAGTGCTTTTTTAATACCCTGATAGGACTTCCTTGGTTTGACTTGATCGACACGAAAAATAAGGATGTTATCGTTTTAGCTGCCAAGACAGAAATATCTAGCATTTCGGGCGTTTTAAAGGTGAATGAACTAGAATATAATTTTTCTGAAAATAGAGAGTTAACAATCAAGTACGCAATAAGTACAATATACAATATCAATTTGATAGGAGTCGTAGAGATATGACAAGTAATTACGTCGATGAAAACGGTCTGACGACTCAAACGCTGACCGAAATAATTACGGAGCTTGAGACAGGATTTAAAACCATTTACGGGACAGATATAAACGTGGATGCTAATAGTCCTGATGGTCAAATGATCAATCTATTTGCTCAAGCTAAGATTGATATCCTTGATTGCATAGCTCAAGTATACGGCTCATTCTCGCCTACGAGTGCAATCGGTAGAGCTCTAGATCAAAGATGTGCGATCAATGGTGTGATCAGAAAGGGAGCGACTAAAACCACGGTGCAGATGACCGTAGTAACTGACAGGGTTTTAACTCTTGTCGGAGTAGCATCTAACACAGGAACACCATTTGCAGTGAAGGACGCGGCAGGGAATCGATTCCTTCTTTCTGCGGATTCTACTTTGACGATAGGTTCAAATCTTCTGATGTTCGAGGCGGAGACTTTGGGAGCTATACAAGCCCCCATTGGAACGATCACGCAAGTTGATACTCTCATTGCAGGCATAACATCGGTAACGAACGCCTCTAGTCCTACAACTCAAGGCGTGGATGAAGAGACTGACGCAGCTTTGAGATATCGACGTGCGGTATCGGTTTCTCTATCCTCTCAAGGTTATTTAGAGGGCTTAAAGGGTGCTCTACTCTCTCTTACCAACGTAACTAAATGCGAAGTATATGAGAACAACACCAATGCTACTGACGGGGATGGTATTCATGCTCATTCGATTTGGGTAGTAATAGAAGGCGGTGACACTGATGAGATAGCGGATATTATTTACAAGAAAAGAAATGCAGGTTGTGGGCTATTTGGATCTTTCGCGGTCGATATAGATCAGGGAAATGGCTTCAATCTTCCTATTAAATTTGATCGGCCTAGTTACGAAGATTTATATATCGAACTAACTATTACTAGTCTAAATAGTGCTCATACAATCGACGACGATTATTTAAAAGATCAAATATATGAATTGATCAGTTACGGGATCAATGAAAAGGCGGACTATTCTGCGATTGCTTCGCTTGTAAAGATTGCAGATCCTCTCGCGGTTATTATTGATGGTGGGGTGAGCTCTGATGGAATTACTTATGTTCCATACTTGGCAACGCCTTCGATTGACGGTATTTGGACGATATCAACGACACGAATAGCAATCACGGTGGTATAGAATGAATGACTTAGAAACTGCAAAAGAGCACTACAAGGACTTGCTTCTCTATCAATATATCAATCAACCACGAGCGAGAGCGACGATTGATCTATTGGTGTCGCAAGCCCTAGTGGATCTACTTCCTAACGATCTAGTTGAATCCTTCGATATAGACACCGCTACGGGTGCTCAGTTAGATATATTGGGCGAGTATATTGGCCTTGATAGGATGGTTCAATCAATCATCCCAAGAGACTACTTCACCCTCGATGATTATGAGACACCCTTGACGGCAGGGGCGTTCGGCTTTACGAGTTATCTCGACCCGGTTCTCAATGCTGACGTATCAATGTACCTCTATGTATTTTACGCAGGAGCAAACAACCGACTAGAAGACTCAGAATATAGGATACTTTTAAAATTGAAAGCAGCGTTAAATAGCTCGCAAAATAGTCTCTATGATATAAATACACTTCTCTCTGGTTTCTTT